GCCTGATCCACCGCAGTGCGCCGGCGCATACCAAAGTGCACATCAATTATGACTAGGGAGGAATGACGGGATGGATTATCCGAAGAGTGTGCCCAGTGCCGGTCTGGTGAATGGGAAATTTGTCGATGAAAACCCGCTGACCGGGACGCCGGGGTCGCTGATTCCAGCTGACTGGGGCAACGGGGTTACCCAGGAAATTCTCAACGTGATCAAGGCCGGAGATCTGACTCCGGACGAGAAGAAATACGATCAGTTGTTGCAGGCGATTCAGAGCGTTTCGGCCAAGGGCTGGAATCTGGATTCGGCGTTGCCGATCGGGTCTTTGCCGACCGCGACGGTGGCGACGCCGGACGGTCGTCTGGCAATCACTCCGGCAGCGGTTGCCACCAGTGGCGGACGGATCTCGATTCCGGCGGGCGTGCTGATCAGCCTCGGTCAGGAAGTGGTGGCCGGGCAGTTGGGGCGTGCGCGTACGTTCACCACCCAGGTGTGGAGCAGTCCCGATTTGCTACCCAGTACCGGCTACTTCCTCCGGGCGCAGGTGATTGCGGGCGCGCTGACCTTCTATATGCAGCGCGGCACGATCTACGACGCTACGCCTGACGGTTTGAAAGGGACGGTCAATGGTGCGGCGGGCGGTGGTTTCCAGTCGACGCCGCTGGACATCTGTCTGGCCTGGGTCGTAACGGCGGGACCTGGGTCCATACCCATTGTCCGGGCGATCTACAACCGTAACCGCTTGTCGTGGACGCAGACCGTCAATGGCAATGGCGTGGTTTACCTGCCACTTGATCCGCATGCCCGAGCAGCACGGTTGGTAGTGGGTAACCCGACACCGCATCCCACCGGGATTACCAGCGTGAACTTCGCGCCGACGGGTTGGCTGGGGGGCAACTACTGCTTCCTCAACCCGACAGTAGGCACCTCCAGCAACTGGGATGGCTGGACAACGGCAGGTGGCGCCGTGCTGATTTTTTCCAGCAACGTGGTCAGCGATACAACGGTTTCTACCTTGACCGCCAGCTTCGATCACAACGAATTGCGCTCGCTGTGGCAGTCGTACCAGGCGGAACATACGTTGGGTGCAGCTAATGCCGCCAGTGACGAATTATTGTTCAGTATGGGACTCAAGAGTGTTGGCCCAGCCGATTACGCCAATGGCATCGCGGTTAATTTTTCTGCAGCGGTAAACGTGAATTTTTCCTGGGAGCTGATCCGATGATCATCATTCAAGAACTGCATCAGTTCGAGGAAGGCTTGCGTCCGGCCCAGCCGTCCAGTGCCCATGATTGGGATGGAGAAAAGTGGCAGCTGAATGCGTCCAGAGTTACCGAGCTGGAACTTCAGGAATCCGAGCAGCTGTGTTCCAAGGTCGACGCGGCGGCCGACAGTGCTCGTACCGTTTTGGCAGGCGACCCGCTCAAAGCCATGGAGTACGCCCAGGCTGCTGCCGACGCTCAGGCCTATCAGGACGCTGGTTACCCGAAAAAAGAGGTGCCACTGTCGGTTGCTGCGTGGGTGATTAAAGGCCGTACTGCCAAACAGGCTGCCGAGCAGATTCTCAGCAAGGCCGACCAACTCACTGACCATCTGCTGACCCTGCGCACCTTGCGTCTGAAGGCCAAACAGCAGATCCGTGCGCACGCGGCCAAAGGCAATCTCGATCTGGCGCGCCGTGCTGGCGATGACGTGTTGGCGGCGATTCGCGAACTGGTCAGCAGCCAGACTCTCTAGCAGCAACGCCGTCATTCTGCATCACCCAAGCCCACTTCACCGTGGGCTTTTTATTTTCAGAAACAGACCGCCACTGGCTCGCATCAGCGATCGCCGCGACGCGGTTCATTTGTTATTTCAGAGGAACGAAAGACCTATGGATTATCCAAAAAGCGTCCCCAGCGTCGGCCTGGTCGATGGCCGCTTTGTCGATGAAAACCCGGTGGCAGGAACCCCGGGTTCGTTGATTCCGGCGGTGTGGGGTAACAGCGTAACCGAAGAGCTGTTGTCCGTGATCAAGGCGGCCGGAATGACCCCGGCTGAAGGGGCCAACAATCAGTTGTTATCGGCGTTGCAAAAGCTCCTGAGCCTGGCCAGCCCGATGTCTTCGCGGGTCACTGAAGTTTCGACATCAAAAGTCCTGGCACCGGAGGAAGCCGGGCTGGTTCTGATCAGCGCCAGTACAGCGGATACCACGATCAATCTGCCGGCCGTCAGTACGTTGTCCGGCATTCGCGACTTCATCGTTCGTCGTGTCGACAACAGCAGTAAACGCCTGGTGGTGCAAGCTTCCGGCAATGACCGGATCAGGTTTCACACGCACTTGTCGGCAAACGGCTATCCGTTTCTGGCGTTGATAGGGGCGGGAGACTGGTGGCACCTGCGCAGTGACGGCACTGGTAACTGGTGGCCGGTCGGTCGGTTCGACGCGACACCTTTGGGCCGGATCGTATTCGAGACCTCGACAGCCGCGAACCCCGGCGGCTACGGCGCGTTGGATGGCCGGGAAATGCTGCGTTCCGAATGGCCTTGGCTCTGGGATCACGCCGTGCAGTCCGGCATGTTGCGCGCAGAAGCTGTGCGGGCCGGCGGCTGGAGCAGCGGTGACGGGGTCAAGACATTTCGAGGCCCGGAGGTCCGTGGCGAATTTATCCGGGTGCTCGATGAACAGCGCAACATCGATACGGCGCGGGTCGCCGGGTCCTGGCAGTCCGGCACCAACATCACCGGTGACAACGGTAATGCTCCAGCGGTGCAGGGGATTGGTGATCTGGCGACGGTTGGCGTCGACCCGACATCGTTCGCCGGTCTTTCCTATTGGTCGGCTGCGGCGTTTGCCGAAAATCTGGTCAGTGGCTACTGGGGTATGACTCGCCCGCGAAATGTCGCCTATCCAGCTCGCATAAAACTCATCTGATGCCGGTGCCTCCGGCCCCTTGCAATAGCAAATGGAAGTGAACAATGCCTTATTACTATGTCGATGAAATGACGCGAGAAATTACCGGTCCATTCGAACCCATGCTCGTTCCCGGGATAGGTGTGCAAATACCCGGCAACGCAATCGAACTTCCGCAACCGCTGCCGGCCGTCGAGTCTGGTTATGCGTGGGTGTGGCGTGATGGGCAAGCGGCGCAACTGCTCGATTTACGTGAGCGCCTGGTGTTTCGCAAGGACAATGGCCTCTCGTTCTATTGGACCGAGTTCGGCCCATTGCCTGATCACCTGACTGTCACGCCTCGGCCCAACGAATATTACATCTGGAAGGATGATGGCTGGGTTCTGGATGCCGATGCCGAACGTGCGGGGCAGGCTGCCCAGGCGGACATCGAGCGCGATAATCGTCTGCGCACCGTGGTGATTCGCGTCGCGCCGCTGCAATACGCTTACGAGCTGGGCGAGGCGGCCAGTGAACAACTGACCGCATTGCAAGCCTGGAAGCGTTATGCATTGAACTTGGCGCGGATCGACCTGCAACCGGGTTACCCGGCAATCATCGAATGGCCGATCGCGCCGGAACAGAGCGTTGTTTCGCCAGCGATATAACTCGTCATTTCACTGAAAACGTTGCAGATGGCCTTTTGCTGCAGGCGTTCGGCTGTCTGTAAAAACTGGAGGGTTATGACGTGGATTATCCAAAAAGTATTCCCGGCGTTGGCCTGGTCAACGGCGGCTTCGTCGATGAAAACCCGATCGCCGGTTCCCCTGGATCGTTGATCCCGGCCGCGTGGGGCAACAGCGTCACGCAGGAAATTCTCAACGCGATCAAGGCTGCCGGGCTGACGCCTGATGAAGCCAGAACCGACCAATTGGCAACGGCCATCGGTGCGCTGGTCGACTTCACTAAACTGAAAAATACCCCGACCACATTGGCCGGCTACGGCATCACCGATGCGGTGGGGCGATTGCTGGCGGTTCGGCAGATCGAGACCGTCGGGATCACGGTTTACAAGCCTAACCCGAGGGCAAAACGGATTCGGGTGCGGTTGGTGGGGGCAGGGGGATCCGGTGGCGGGTGTGCATCTGTCGCCTCGAATAATCTGCGCATCGGAGGTGGTGGCGGTTCGGGTGCCTATGCGGAAAGCCTGTATGACGTGACGCCTCAAATGCTTGCCGGCGTGCCTGTTTCTTTGGGAGCGGGTGGCGCGGTGAGTTCGACTATGGGGCTGGCAGGCGGTGGGGCTTCTTTTGGCTCCTACATGAGTGTGGCAGGTGGCGCCGGGGCGCAGGTCTTGAACATCGATACGTTGAACTCGACGTCAGGGTACGTTCAGGGCGGCACTGGAGGTCAGGATATTGCAGGCGGCAACGTTGCCAGCGCACGTGGCAACACCGGTGGTTACGCGATGTTCAACGGTAATTGGGGAATGCTCTCCGGTGGTGGCGCAGCTAGCCCGTTCGACGGTGGCGGTCCGTACAAGGGCGTAAACAGCCCTGGAATCGCGGGCGTTCGAGGCTCAGGAGGCAGTGGATCTTGTTCGAATACTGCATCGGCTGCTGTTCTCAGCGGCGCTGGCGGCAACGCCTTCTGTGAAATATGGGAGTACGAGTAATGGCCCGTTATGCAAGAGTGGAAAGCGGCGTCGCAGTCGAACTGATCGACACCGGCGACTACGCAATCACCCAACTGTTTGCCCCCGCTTTCGTCGAGACGATGGTGCAGGTGCCGGAGGGTATGCAGATCGAAATTGGCGCGCCCGTCGGCGAATTGCGTCAGGAAATTGCGCCGTTGCCTGTAACGAGCAGTCCGGTCATTACCCCTGAAACAGTCCCCGATGAGCAAGAGCCTCTGGTGGAAGCGCGGCTTTGGCGCCAGTCCAGTCTGTCGGCCACTGAATGGTGGGTGACCCGACATCGTGATGAGCAGGCACTTGGACGCGGGACGACGCTCAAGGCCCAGCAGTATCTGGAGCTGCTTGAGTATCGACAAGCGCTGCGCGATTGGCCTGAAACAAGTCATTTCCCGCTGTTGGATTTTCGGCCGGGATCACCCCGGTGGATGTCCGGTGTTCATGACTGAAGGCTTGTTTTATGTTTTCAAACATGGAGAAGAGTAATGGATTATCCAAAAAACATACCCAGCGCCGGTCTGGTGAATGGCAAGTTTGTCGATGAAAACCCTCTTACCGGAACGCCGGGGTCGCTGATTCCAGCTAGTTGGGGTAATGCTGTTACGCAAGAAATTCTTGAAGTCATCAAGGGCTCAGGCGCGGTTGTCGATGAAAGTGACAATGGCCAGCTAAGAGTGGCAATTGACACGCTTATATCGAAGAGGCAAAGCGATAGTCTGGCGAGTCAGGAAGAAGCTGAATCCGGTTTCAACACTGCCAAGTTGATGACACCACTGAGGGTTTTTCAATCCATCGCGAAGAAAGTGCAACAGGCGACAGAATCCTTGGCAGGAACGGCAAAAATTGCCAATCAGGCAGAGATCAACGCCGGTATCAGCGATTCATCTATCGTAACCCCTAAAAAGCTCCGGTTCGGGTTTATGGTGAGATTAGGGGGATCAGGATACGTCGTTTTTCCTTCGTGGATGGGAGGGGTGATTATCCAATGGATTGCCGGCAGTGCCAGTCAGGCAGGTAATAGTAACTACGGCGATGTAAACGTATGGCCATTAGCTTTTCCGAACGCTCTCTTTCTCGCGGTCGCTACCCACGAGGGCACTTCCTCCGGAACTTTAATGGTTTGGAATAACGCGACCATTAGTCGGCAAACGGGGCTCAATGTACGCTGCCCTGATTATCCGACAGGTTCGATTGCCGCTCGTGTTATCGGAATAGGATATTGAATATGTATTATTTTTCTCCGACAACTTCCGGCTTTTATCATTCCGATCTACACGGAAAAAATATCCCCGCAGATGCATTTGAATTGAGCGAGGGCGAGTATTGCGCGCTGGTGTCTAATGCGCCCGCGGGGACGGTTCTTTCACTGAACTCTCAAGGGCGTCCAGAGCGGGTGATACTGGCTGGACAAACCACCGATTCAATAGAGCGGGCTTGGCGCGACAAGGCACTGGAACTTACTCAATGGCTGGTCCTTCGCGATGCCGAAGAACTGGAAATGGGCGAGGGCACCACCCTGCGCAGCGAAGAGTTCAAGCAACTCCTGGCCTATCGGCAGGCGCTGCGCGACTGGCCCAACAATCCAGGGTTCCCAGATGCCCGTTCGCGTCCGATCGAACCCGATTGGCTGGAAGACTTGCTACGGACCAATGGGTGAGCGATTTGCTCATCGGCCGAGGATAAATAAATATGGATTACCCAAAAAGCATCCCGGGCTCAGGCCTGGTCGACGGAAAATTTGTCGATGAAGATGCCATTGCCGGCACGCCGGGATCGCTGATCCCGGCGAGCTGGGGCAACAGCGTCACCCAGGAGATTCTCGGCGCGATTACTGCGGCTGGTTTGAAACCTGATGAAGCACAAACCGATCAGTTGGCGCAGGCGATCCGCCAATTATCGAAGCCTGATCCACTGCAGCAATTTCCGGCGCAGGTGTATCGCCGGAATGTGCTGATCAATGGC